GTCAGAGTAATTCAACCCGACGGAACAGAAATGACAGAAAGACCCGCATGCGATGCGTATCCAAATGGAATTCCGGAAGACATTGCGTACGGTGATGATCTTCATCTCGAAGTGAGAGACGATCAAGATAATGAAATAACATTTAAAAAAGGATGACAAAAATGGCTCTTAAGTACGAACTCGACACAATTGATGATTTGGACGAAAGTGTTAAATCTTTTTATGAAAAAGATGAAGAAAGTGGAAAGTATCGGCTTTCTCTTGAAGACGGGCCCGAAGACAAATCAAGAGAACTTACTAAACTTCAAGAATCAATAGCAGCTCTTGAAGCAAAAAATCAGGAAATTTTGTCAGAAAGAGCAAAAGCAAAGAAAAAAGCTGAAGAAGCTGCTCGAGAAGCTGCCCGTAAAGCAGGAGACGTTGAATCTCTTGAAAAATCATGGCAAGAAAAGTTGAACGCTGTTTCGTCTGAAAAAGATGAAACAATCAAATCTTACGAAAAAACAATTTATGATTTGACTGTAAAAACAGCAGCTTCGCAGCTTGCTTCAAAACTTGCTCTTCAAGGCAGCGCAGATGTGCTTCTCCCTCACATTGAAAGACGCCTTCAAGTGGAAAACAAAGAGGGAAAAGCTCTGATTCGTGTTCTTGATGAAAAAGGAAATCTTTCTGCTAATTCTCTTGCTGACTTGGAAAAAGAAATTCTTTCAACAAAAGCTTTTGCCCCAATTTTGCAAGGACCAAAAAGTTCAGGGACAGGAGTTCAGACAGAAAGCAGAAAAACCTCTACTTCTGGCATGAAACGATCTGAAATGAGTGCTCAGCAGAAAGCAGAGTTTATCAATGAACATGGACAAGCGGAGTTTTTAAAAATACCCAAATAATCAAGAATATGTATTAAATTATGTATAAAAAATATTTAAAATAATTATTTACAATTTATTTTATTTATGGTATATATATAATATACATATTTATGTAAGTTGTTGATTTCTGCGAATGAAACAACTTGAACCGACGGTTCGATACGCTGCATACGTAAATTTTGTAAGTTTGTAATGATTCAAGTTACGAGTCTCTGCGGGGCTCAAAACTTAGGCCGACGGTCTACGAGCTAATCACTCATAGAACGTTGGCCTTTTTTTTTTATTTTATCAAACGAGGAGATTCGACATGGCAGTAACAAAAAATTCAGATCTGGTTATTTACAACCAGCTGGCTCAGACAGCGTATCTTGAACGAGTTCAGGATGTGCTTGATGTCTTTAATGCAAGTTCAAAAGGGGCGATTATTCTCCGAAATGAAGTGATAGAAGGTGACGAAAGTAAACGTGCATTCTATCAAATCGGGGGCTCGATGGAGCATCGTGACGTAAACGACGTCAATACAGTGACTCCGAGTGCAATTGACGCATCGGAAATGATCAGTGTAAAAGTTCCCTGGAAGTATGGACCGTACGCAACTACTGAGGAAGCATTTAAACGTCGGGCAAGAAGTGTTGAAGAATTTTCAATGCTCATGGGCCAAGATCTTGCAGACGCAGTTCTTCAAGGACAAATTGAGTTTTCTCTCGCAGCTCTTGAAGGAGCTATTAGAGGTAATTCTAACATGGTTGTTGATACGAAATCATTCTCTTCAGACGGAACTAAAGTTCTTTCTGCGGGTCTTCGTACGATGGGAGATAAATTCGGCAAGGTTGTTGTATGGGTTATGGACTCTGGAGTCTTTTTTGATATTGTTGACACAGCAATTGACAATAAGATCTATGAAGAAGCGGGTATTGTGATTTATGGTGGGATGCCCGGCACGATGGGAAAACCCGTCCTTGTGACTGACGTTTGTCCTTCAGAAACAATCTTCGGTCTTAAATCCGGAGCTCTTTCTTGTATTGAGTCTCAAGCGCCTGGAATTAGATCGTACAATATTGACGATCTCGAGAACTTGGCTGTCGGTTTTCGTGCTGAAGGTGCGTTTAACCTTGAACTTGCAGGATATTCATGGGATTCTGCTACTGGCGGGACTAATCCCTCTAAGACTTCTCTAGAAGACACTGCAAACTGGGATAAATACGCAACTTCGAACAAAGCGACTGCGGGATTTATCATTGATCTGTCAACTGAGTCTGGGTCGTAATTTTAGCTCCACGACCCTTAGCGAAGAGTTCTGGGTTTTCATCCTTTTATCAGAGCTCTTTGCTAAAATCATGGAAAGATAAAAAATGATAAAAATATACATTCCATATAATAATAATAAACAGTGTGTTTATAGAGAACAAGCATTTTCTGCTATTTATAATTATTATTCGTCTATCGAAGATTTTGATGTAAAAATCTTGTCTTCTACTCCGTTTTCAAGAGCATCAGCTAGAAATTCAGTTTTTGAAGATAAATTAGAAGATACTGATACAATTTTCTTTTCTGACGCTGACATTATTACTCCTGAAGATCAAATACGCTCAGCAGTTAAAAAATCATCTGAAACTGATGAAATGATTCTTGCGTATTCGTTACTGTCAAAAATGAATTACGAAGAAACTTGTGCATTTGTTTCAAAACGTAAATTAGTCAAATCAAGAAAAATGATAAAGTTTCAATGCTCAGGCTCTTTTGCGATAACTACCACTCTGTTAAAAGAAGTGGGAGGATACGATGAAAGATTTACTGAGTGGGGATGCGAAGATCGAGTCTTTTTTTATTTAGCAGCTTTTTTAAGAAACAAAAGTTATTGCGAACGATTACCCGGAATTGCATATCATCTTTTTCATCCTCGTTCTAAAAATGCTGGAAGACGATTTTTAGCTGAAAACGATCTACATCGTGAATATTTACAAGCATTTGGAATTTCAATAGATTCTTTAAAAAAATATAAAAAAACTGATGTTAGAAAAATAAAAAAATTAATGAAAGAATCTGAAGAATTTAAAAATAAAAGCAAAAAAGAAATTATTCCTTTTAATGCAAGTAAAGTTGTGAAATTTAGAAAAAATCGAAAAATTATTCTTGTATTAAAAGACTCTGAAAAATACAAAAAATTATTGAATTCTAAAGAATTTCAATATGAAGGAGTCGCAGCATGACATTAATTGTTGAAGATGGCTCTGTAGTTGAAAATGCAAATAGCCTTGTAAGCCGTGATGATTATATTGATTACGCAGCTTCTGTTGGAGTCACAATTGAAAATACAGAAGACGCAGATTTTCAATTAATTAAAGCTCTTAATTTTATAAGTTCTTATGAAGACAGATTAAAAGGAACAAGAACAGATAGAGACCAAAGTGCTCCGTACCCAAGAAGTGGATTACGAATAAACGGATGGGCATGGGATGACGACGAAATTCCAATTGCTGCGATTAGATGTCAAATCGAACTTGCTCTTGAAATTAACTCTGGAACGGATTTGTACAATCCTGTATTTTCAAAAGGGCCGAGAATTGAAGAAACAGTCTCAGGAGCAGTAACTGTAAAGTACGGTGTTCAATTATCAATACCTATTAGAACTCAATCTAGAGCTTTTAAACTATTGAATGATCTTTTAAAATCTTCGGGTCTTCAGTCTATTGAGCTAGTGAGAGCATAAACATGACTTTTTATGGAGACATGACAGATGTTGTAACTGAACTATTGGGTGAGTTTGGCGCAGATGTTGTAATAACTAGAGAAATATATGAAGAAATTGATCCTGTTACGGGAGACGTTTTAATTGAAGCTGAATCTACAGAGTACACTGCTAAAGGTATTATGAAAAAGTATCCTGAAAACGTGATTAATGGTTCAAGAATTACAGTTTCTGACAGACAATTAATGTTAGAAACTTCAATTGTTGAGCCATTAATTACAGACAAAATTACAATAAACGGTCAAGAATGGCCAATTATGGAAATTGAATCGATAAATCCTGCGGGAACTGCTTTACTTTATACGATAAGAGTTAGAAGATGAGTTTTTCTGTTAATATATCAAAATTTGCTGCAAATTGTAATGCAACTCTCGGAGAAGCATGCAGAGCAATAAAACTTGAGCTTTTTAGTTCAGTAATTCTTGATACAAGAGTAGATACAGGGCGAATGAGAGGAAACTGGCAAACTTCAACAGGCTCGCCAATTTTGAATGAAACAGAACGAGAAGATAAAGAAGGTGTAGAAACAATCAACGAAGCAGAACAAAATATAACAAATTTTGAAGTTGATTACATGACGAATAACGTACCGTATGCAATTGTGTGGGAAGAAAGAGATGCAATGATAGCTAAAAATATGCTTAGAATTGAAAGAAATTTGAGGAGATTCAAATGAGTCTTTTAGCTATTGATCAAGCATTCATTAGTAAATTTATAGATGAAGATTTTGAACTTCCTATAGTTTATGAAAATTCAAATTATAGTCCTGTTCCAGGAACTCCGTTTGTTGAATTAATTTGTTTAAATAATGGTGTTACTGAATATTCTTTATCTAGTAGTTTAGAAACAGAAGGTATTTTTAGAATATTTTTAAGATATCCACCCGATAAGTATTCTATAGAAGCTAAACAAAAAGCAGAAGAAATATTTTCAGCATTTCCTATCGGTTTTGTAGTTAAATACGAGAATATACGATCAAAAATTGTCGGGCATAAAAGACAGACTGGAACATTTGGTAAAGAACCGACAACAACTTTTCCAGAAGAAGGTTGGTATAAGTTAGTTGTTTCAATAATGCACAAAACTTTTATTACAAGGAGTTAGAATTATGAGTAACGTTCAAACCTCTGCTGGAACAACTTTTGCACTTAGTGCAGATGCTCCGGCAACTTATGATGAAACTGGCTATGCTGCCCTCGACTACACAGACGTAGGGGAAATTACAAACATTCCTGAATATGGCGGATCGTATTCACTTGTAACACATGAGCCTCTGGGGGATCGCAGCGTTGTTAAACGGAAGGGTACTATTAATCACGGATCTATTACTTTGCAAATTGGGAAAGATATCTCAGACGCAGGTCAAGTTCTGTTAAAAACTGCGTATGGCGAGGATGAAGTGTATTCTTTTGAAATAACACTGCAGGATGGTACAAAGCAATATACAACGGGTCAAGTATTTAGTTATACAACTAATGTAGGATCAAGTAATCAGATTACGGGTATAAGTTGCCAGATCGAATTTGACACAGAAATTATTGAAGTTGCAGCTTCTGAAAGCTAACATTTAAACAATAAAAGGATCTTTTAACATGGATTTATTAAATCTTGAAGCACCCGATACTCTTGAAGTTCATTTACAGCATCCAGATATTGGTTTGTTATTTGCTGATAAAGAAAGAACATTACCAGTATCTATTACTGTGTATGGGCCTGGAAGTGAACAAGCAACAAAGTTTGAACGAAAGTATCAAAAAAAGCTTTCACAAGTAATGTCATCTCGTGGAATGAAAGGAGTGTTTAAAATTCCACCTGAAGAACAAGAACGAACAAACCTTGATAGATTAGTTGCTTTAACACATTCTGTTGATAACATGGAATTTGGAGGAGAGCCCGTTACTGTTGACAATATTCGTAAAATCTATGAAAACCCAAAATTGGGATGGATCCGAGCTCAAGTTGCTAAAAAAACAGGCTCTTGGGATGAATATTTGGGGGAGTAGAAAGAGACTCGGAAGTCTGGATCAGACAGTTAGCTTGGTTACAAGCTCCCATCGATCCAGACTTTAAACCCTCAAAAAAGAACGAGTCTCGAATAGATATATTAGAACAAGATTTAATTGAATTTAACCCTGAAGCGTATAGTTCGTACATAATAGGACTAGCTCAATCAGCGGGACTATTTAAAAATGGTGGATGTGGTCCAGAACCTATTTCATGGACAGAATTAAAATCATGGTCTGACTTAACTCAAACTAAAATAACACCTTGGGAGGCAAAAGTAATTATGAAATTATCTTCAGCATTTGTTTCTCAAATTTCAATATCAAAAGATCGTTCTTGCATTTCTCCTATTCAAGAAATAGATGAAGATAAACTCGAGTCAAAAAGAAAACAAATTTCAGATGCTTTTAAATCAATGCCAAAAATGATGAGAGCTAAAAAATCTCAAAGAGCTAAAAAGGCTAAAAAATGAGTTTAGATGTAGCCAGATTACAAATTGAAGCTGATAGTACTCAAGTTAAATCTGCGTCTAGAGATCTAAAAGAACTTGAAGTTCAGTCAGGAAAAACTGAAAAATCAGCAAAAGGCATGGCTTCTACTTTAAAGACAATAGGCGCTGCTATTGCAGCTTCATTTACAACTTATCAAATTCAAAAATTTGTAAAAGAAACAACTCTGGCCTACGCTCGTTTTGAAACTTTGGGCATTGTGATGAAACAAGTCGGTCAAAATGCAGGATTTTCTGCTGAACAAATGACAGCAGCAGAAATGAAACTAAGACAGTACGGAATTGCAATGACTGAGTCTCGTCTTATTTTAACAAAAATGACTCAAGCTCAAATCGATTTATCAAATTCAGCTAAACTTGCTCGTATCGCTCAAGACGCAGCTGTAATTGGTAATATAAATTCTTCACAAGCTTTTGAAAAACTCGTCCACGGTATTCAAACTGCACAAACAGAAACTCTACGAACAATAGGAATTACTGTAAATTTTGAACAAGGGTATAAAAAACTAGCAGATCAATTAGGAAAAACTATAGATGAGTTGACAGAAGTAGAAAAAACGCAAGCTAGAGTAAATCTTGTGATGGAAGCAGGAACTCGTATTTCAGGTGTTTACGAAGTATCGATGGAGACTGCGGGTAAAAAATTCGGCTCTATGACACGTCATATTGATGATTTAATGGTTGTTGTTGGAAAAACGTTCAACCAAACTTTTGCAGATGGGATTGATGCTGTTACAGAGATTCTTAAGGCTACTCGAGTCTGGGTTGAAGAAAATGAAAAACTTCTTACTATGGGTTTCGAAGAAGGGCTTTCTGCAATTGTAGATATTTTGAAAGTTGTAACAGTCTTAATTGGGACAAGATTAGTTGCTTCTTTAGCAGCGGCTATAACAAGTCTAGGGTTTCATATAACGCAGTGGGTTGCGTATCAAGCAGTGTTAGCAAAATACGCGGGATTATCAAAAACAGTGGCTGCTTCTCAAATAGCAATGAATGTGGCTGTAAAAGCGGGTTCAGGAGCACTTGCTCTTGTCGGAGGCCCAGCGGGCGCGGCAACTTTAGCAGCAGTTGCTGTTTACTACTTTAGAGAAGAGTTAGGACTAACTCCTCCAAATGCAGATAAAGCACGTAGTTCTATTGATAAATTATCAAAAAGTATAAATAAATTAACTGGAGCTCAAGCTAATTATCGAAAGATGGAAATTGTTACTGAAATCGCGAAACAGCAACAAGCCATCCAAAAGTTGAGAGAAGAATATGAAAGAATTGAAAAAATAAGTGGTAAGAGTGGAATGTTGTATGGAAAAGACGGCAAAGGCACAGAAGAACTTGCAAGACTTCAGTCTGAAATAGATTCTTTTCAACAAAATATAGAAGAACTTAAAAAACTTCTCCAAACTATCGACTTTACAATGATTAGTAAAGGGGATGAAGAAATTATTAGACGTCTCGGTGGAACTTTAGGATATATTCAAGGAAAAGTAAATGATTTTGCTGGCAGTGGGGACGTCAGTGAACTGGCTGACCAATTTTCCTACCTCAACCACACCCTGTACGAGGCTGATTACGGGGAATTGACTGATGGGCTTGCCGAATACAAAGAAGTTATGGGCCTTAAGAAAGAAATCAAGTGGATGGAAGACTGGGTTGATACCGTCGAAAAGGGCGGGGAAGTCGCACAGGCAAATCTTGATATTGAAGAAAAGAGACTACGAGTTCGACTTGAAAACCAAGGATTGAACTCCACAGAAATTGATAATTATATTAAACAGCTTGGGTTAATGAGAGAATTAACTCAGGTTGAACAAGATCGGATCAAGGCAACTCAAGATTTTAACAGAGAACAGGAAAAAGCCCGCCAGGAATTCGAACGGGAATGGAAACGTGTCTATGATGACATGCACAGCTTCGCCGCTGATACCTTCTATGACATCTTCGACGGTCAGTTAGATTCCTTTGAAGACTTTGCCGATTCCAT